CCCCCTAAAAAGTCTGAAACTAAACCTATTGCTCCTCCTAAAAAGGGTGGACCCCGTGTTGGTCAAAGCAAAACTGCTGCACCTGCTGTTACTCGTGGTGCTGGTGGTGGTGTTCGTGTTGTGGGTTCTACTAAGTTTAAAAGTGGTGGTGGTAAACAAGCTCAAATGATCGACAAGGCGCTTAATCCCTTCAACTTCTATGAGGGTGGTATGGTTAAGAAAGACAAGAAGTGACACAGTATCTAACATCCCCAAACAAAGCGATTCGTGCAAAGTCCTTTTATGGGGAGGTTAAGACTACAACTGAGACAACCATCTACACTTGTCCTGCTAACTGTACTGCTGAAATTACCTTTCTCCATGCTATTAACGTAACTGGTACAAATACAGTAAATATTAGGATCTACGTTGCAGCAGCAGCATATGTTCATAATTTCTTGGCAGGTAAGAATATGAGCGCGGGGGAATATCTTACTTTTGATCCTATGCAAATCTTCCTCTCTCCGGGGGATCAAATACGGATTACAACAGGCAGTGCTGGTCACGTTGATATTGTTGGCAGCGTTCTTGAAAACTTTGTTCCAGTAGGGTAAGTCATGGGAAGAACTAACGAGAAGTTGTGGGAGAAGGCTAAGGCAGAAGCCAAGGCTAAGATGGGTGGAAAGCATTCTGCTCGTGCCATGCAACTTGCTGGTAAGATCTACAAGGACAAGGGTGGAGACTATACGGGAGAAAAAACTTCCTCTCAGAAATCTTTGACTAAATGGTCAAAAGAAAAGTGGGGTACGAAGTCTGGCAAGAACTCCACCCTTGGCCCTAAAGCTACTGGAGAAAGATATCTCCCAGAAAAAGCTCGTAAGGCTCTCTCCACTGAAGAGTACAGTCGTACTAGTGCTAAGAAAAAAGAAGACACGAAGAAGGGTAAGCAGTTTTCTAAACAACCCGAAGGTATTGCCAAGAAGACAGCGAGGTTTCGTAAATGACTAGACAACTTACCGAAATGCAGCAGAGGTTCCTTGAAGTCCTCTTTGAGAATGAAGCTAAGGGTGACTTTGTGAAGGCCAAGAAGTTGGCAGGCTACAGCGACACATACTCCACTAAGCATATCGTGGAATCTCTTGAGGATGAGATTGCAGAACTGACCAAGAAGTTTATTGCACGGATTGGCGGTAAAGCTGCTTACAGTATCTACGAAGTTATGACCGACCCTACCGCACTTGGAAACAAAGAGAAGATGCTTGCAGCTAAAGACCTCCTTGACCGTGGTGGTTTCAAAGCAAGGGATGAGGTTAAGATTGAATCCTCTGTCCCATTGTTTATTCTTCCTGCGAAGCAAGAGTCTCTTGACATCGACGAGTAATTATTGTAAAAGTATTACATGGCAAAGCTTAAAAAAGAATGGAAATTACCTAAACCCATTGACCACGGTGACCACTATGAGTGGAAGCCTGTAGTCCGTGTAGGGAGAGTTGTACCTTTTGGTTACAAGGAAGACCCTAATGATATGGATGTACTTCTGCCTGTTACTGAGGAGCTTGAACTTCTTGAGCAGGCAAAGAAGCATCTGAAAAGATACTCTTATCGGGCTGTTGCGGCTTGGTTGAGTGAACAAAGTGGTAGACCTATTTCCCATGTGGGCCTGTATAAGAGATTGAAACTTGAACATAAGCGTAAGTCAGAAGCTGCAACGCAACGTTACCTTGCCGAAAGGTACAAAGCGGCCCTCGAAAAAGCCGAAAAGCTTGAAGGTAGAATCGGAACCACAGGTCCAACAGTCACCAGTGCTGACAGTTCCAGCGACAGTGAGGCCCCCACAGGTTGATGTAAAGAAGGCTCAAGAGGTCATCTTTCAACCTAACCCCGGCCCTCAGACAGAGTTTCTCTCTGCAAGTGAGCAAGAAGTTCTCTATGGTGGTGCAGCGGGTGGGGGTAAGTCCTACGCTATGCTTGCAGACCCTGTGAGAAACTTTAGTAGCGAACATGCTAAGATGCTATTGGTTCGTAAGACGACTGAAGAACTTCGGGAACTTGTCTCTGTTTCAAAGATGCTGTACCCTAAGGCTATTCCCGGCATCAAGTTCCTTGAAAGGGACAAGACTTGGGTAGCTCCCTCTGGTGCAACACTCTGGATGAGCTACCTTGATGCTGATGACGACGTTACTCGCTATCAGGGTCAGGCTTTTAGTTGGATTGGTTTTGACGAACTTACTCAGTGGGCAAGTCCTTACGCTTGGAACTACATGCGCTCTCGACTGCGTACCACTAGGGACAGTGGGTTGAAGCTTTACCAACGAGCCACTACAAACCCCGGTGGTGCTGGTCACTCTTGGGTTAAAAAGACCTTCATTGATCCATCTGTTCCGGGTAAGGCATTCTGGGCCAGAGATATGGAGACGGATGAAATCCTCCTGTGGCCTAAAGGTTCTGTCAAAGAAGGCCAGCCCCTCTTCAAGCGTAGGTTTATTCCTGCAACTCTATTTGACAATCCTTACCTCGCAGAAGATGGTATGTACGAAGCCAACCTTCTGTCCCTCCCTGAGTACCAGCGTAAGCAACTGCTTGAGGGTAACTGGGATGCTGCTGAGGGTGCAGCGTTTGCTGAGTTCAATCGTAAGATACATGTGACAGAGCCTTTTGAGATCCCTAGTAACTGGCCTAAATTTCGTGCAGCAGACTATGGCTATAGTTCTTACTCTGGTGTTCTTTGGTTTGCTGTGGCACCTAGTGATCAGTTGATCGTGTACCGTGAACTCTACGTCTCTAAAGTTCTTGCAGAAGATCTGGCAGACATAGTGCTTGAGCAAGAAGCTGGGGAGAGGATGCGCTATGGCGTACTCGACTCCTCCTTGTGGCACAAGCGTGGAGACACTGGGCCTAGTATTGCGGAGCGTATGATCCTCAAGGGCTGTCGTTGGCGTCCAGCGGACCGTAGTAAAGGTTCCCGTATTGCAGGCAAGAATGAAATCCACAGACGACTACAGATTGATCCATACACTGACGAACCTCGTATGATCATCTTCAACAACTGTCGGAACCTTATCTCTCAGTTGCCTTCTCTTCCTCTTAGCAAATCAAACTCTGAGGATGTAGATACACATTCAGAAGATCACCTCTACGATGCCCTTCGTTATGGTGTGATGACAAGACCTCGTAGCCACCTTAATGACTTTGAGATGGAGAACTATGACAAGGGCTTTCAAGTCGCAGATGGGGTATTTGGGTATTGAAATGAGGAATTGTAATAAATGTAAGGAAGATAAGCCTTTAGAAGATTTTCATAAGTGTAAGGCATTCCCACTAGGTAGAGTTTATACCTGTAAGCCGTGTGCAAGAAAAAAGTCGATAAACTGGAATAAAGACAACAAAGACAAAAAGTCAGAGCAGGGCAAGACCCACTACAAGAAAAATAAAGATGTTTACCTGAAGCGGGCCAAAGATACAAACTGGCAAGCACATAACCAAGAGCGTATTAGAGAACTTTCAAAAAGTCGTTACGCCAAAAATAATGGCGCATCTAAAGTTGCTTACTATAAAAACTTACGACGTAAAGCTACACCCAATTGGTTGACTTCGGCACAAATAGTTGAGATAGACATGCTCTACTGGTTGTGTAGAGACTTAGAAGTGATCTCTGGGGATAAATACCATGTGGATCACATTGTACCTATTAAAGGTGAGAATATTTGCGGTTTGCATGTACCTTGGAACTTACAAATTCTACCCGCAGACTTAAATATCGCCAAATCGAATACTTTTGGATACTAACCTAAATTGGATATGAGAATGGAAGAAGACAACGTTTCGACTGACAGCATCAAGATGCTGGCTATTGAGGATACCTCTGGTAATTCAGGTACTGACAAGGCTGCTGGTGGTATCGTTGGCTACGTTGAAGAACGCTTCAGTAGAGCCGAAGATGCAAGACAGACGGAAGAAGACCGTTGGGTTCAAGCCTACCGTAACTACCGTGGCATTTATGGGCCTGACGTTCAATTTACTGAGACAGAAAAATCCCAAGTCTTTGTGAAGGTGACTAAGACTAAAGTGCTTGCTGCCTTTGGTCAGATGACTGAAGTTCTGTTTGGTGGCAACAAGTTTCCTATTACGATTGATCCTACTACCCTCCCTGAGGGCGTAGAGGAGAGTGTCCATATCGAGACTAACGATCAAGTAGTTCAAGCTGAAAAGGCTGCTGGCATTGAGCCTCTGCTTCCCGGCGAGACTATGCCTCAGTATCGGGAACGTCTTGGTGCTTTGAAGAAAGATCTTGAGCCTGTCAAAGAAGTTCGTCCGGGTCCGGGTCTTACTCCTACTCAAATTACTTACGAACCTGCGATGATTGCTGCTAAGAAGATGGAGAAAAAGATCCATGATCAGCTTGAGGAATCTCAGGCTAAAAAGCATCTTCGCTCTTCTGCATTTGAATGTGCTTTGTTTGGCACTGGCATCATGAAGGGTCCGTTTGCAGTTGATAAAGAGTACCCTAAGTGGGATGATACTGGTGTCTACAATCCTATCATCAAGACTGTCCCTATGGTGTCTCATGTGTCTATCTGGAACTTCTATCCTGACCCAGATGCAAATAACATGGACGAAGCTGAGTATGCTATTGAGCGTCACAAGATGTCTCGCAGTGAACTTCGTAAACTTGCCAATCGCCCTTACTTTCGTGAAAATGAGATTGAGACTGCAATCAAGTTTGGTCCTAGCTACATCAAAGAGTGGTGGGAACAGGTGATGGAAGACGACGCTCAGACTCCTACTACTGAACGCTATGAAGTACTAGAGTTTTGGGGTAACGTAGACAGAGAAGTGCTTGAGCGTCATAGTGTGGAGATTCCTAGTGAACTTCGCAAGAAGCTGCAAGTGTCTGTAAACATCTGGATCTGTAATGGGCGTGTTCTTCGTCTTGTCATGAATCCCTTTACCCCTGTCATTATTCCCTTCTATGCTGTGCCTTACGAAATCAATCCGTACTCGCTGTGGGGTGTTGGTGTTGCAGAGAACATGGACGACACTCAGACCTTAATGAACGGCTTCATGCGTATGGCTGTTGATAACGCTGCTCTCAGTGGCAACCTCTTGATTGAAATGGATGAGACTAACCTTGTTCCGGGTCAGGACTTGAAAGTGTATCCGGGTAAAGT